ATCTGGGTGGTCGTCATCATCGGCTCCGTGTCTGTGTTGGCGATGATTCCATTGACGCGCTGCTGCGATGCAAAGCCAAGGCTTTGATTGCAGAAGATGAACAGCGTGGCTTCACAGCCACTAGCCCAGACGGGCTGCGTAGCGGGCGTAGTCGCCGCCAGACGGATCGACGAACAGGTACGGGCGACCAGGGGCGTGAACTTCCACGCACAAACGCCCCTGGCCGACATAGCCACCCTTGCCGGCCAGCCAGTCGCGCGAGACCAGCGGGTTGGTGGCAAACCCATCGAACTCCTCAGGCGTCATGGTCCGGGTCTCGGTGACGTAGACGAGGTAGTCGCCACTGGCGCTCATGTCTTGGAGGTTCTCGGGCTTGCGCGCAAAGGGTAGTCGGATTCCGAGCTGCTCGACCTGAATGTCCTGGCCCTCCCACTGAAGGGTCAAAGGGGTGCGTTCAATGGTGATGGACATGCTGGGCATGACGGGCCTTTCTGGTTTGGTTGGAGACTTGGTTGGTTGCTTGGTACTTGGGGCTGGCGACCTTGGCCTGCAAGGCTTCGACGCCGGCCAGCGCCAGGGTCAGCACGGCGTTGTGAAACGCCGCCTCGGCCAAACAGGGCGCCAGACGCGCGTCTTCGAGCAGGCTGTCGATGGCTGGTGCCACCCTGGCGCGCATCGCGGCACACACGGCCTCCTGGCGCGCCGGGCTGGCGCTGCAGATTTCGGGGCACAGGCTGATCAGGGTGCGAAACGCCCGGTCGGCCAGGCGCTGCCCCAGTTCATCAATGCGAGCAAAGTTGGGGCGGGCGTTCATGCGGCCTCCGATTCAGGGGTGGTAGCGGTAGCGGTGCCTGCGGACGCGGACTCGATGCGGTACACCCGCTGACCACCTGCCTCCTTGGCCGATGTGATGGTCAGCCCCAGGCGTTTCTTGAGCGTGCCGGCCAGGGTGCCGCGCACGGTGTGCTGCTGCCAGCCCGTGGCTTCCATGATCTGCGCGATGGTGGCGCCCTCGGGGCGCTGCAGCAGGCCAATCACCAGCGCCTGCTTGCTGTCGGCGCGGGTGCGAACCGGCTTGTCCTTGGCAGGCTGTTGCCAACTGGCCTCGGCACTGGCGACATCGGCCTCCAGCTCCGGATCGTCCAGCGTGATGGTCGGTGGCAAGGCGCCCGGTCGGGGCAGGCCCAGGGCGTCGTAGCCCTCGGCGGCCACCACCCAGTCATCGCCGTCGGGCGTGATCAGGGCGCGTTTGAACAAGCCTTCGAGCACCTTAGCACGGGCGCCGCCCTTGATGTGCTCGGGGAACCAGGCGATCTTGCCGCCGCTGTGTTGCACGGCGTGTTCCAGGATGGCCTGCTGGTTGGGGTTAAGTGAGATGGTCATGTTGCCCTCACGCTTGAAGGGCGGCGGCGCTGCCGTTGCCACTGGTTTGATGTGTTGCGGTGACTTTGCGCACGCGGCGCACGGTCTGCTTCGGCGCGCCACCTGCCGCACGCAGCCCAGCATCAAACGTGGCTTGCAGGGCGCTTTTGACACCCCAGACGCTCACGTCGTGAAAGTCCAGGCTGTCACGGTGGCGGGTCTGCAGGGTTTCGATGAACAGGTGGTCCAGGGCAATCGATTCGAGCAAGAGCTCGATCTCGTCGGAGGAGAGTGCGGTGGGTTGCTTGGGTTTAGCCATGTCGGGCTCCTTGGTGGGTTGCTTGTCAATCGACATCCGCATTCACGCGCTGTGCGCCACAGAAGCCAAGCTCTTTCTTATCCCGGGTGATTCACTCGCCTTTGCCTGACCCATTCCTCCAGGAGGCCACCCACTTGCACTGAAGTGATCAACACCATGGGACTGTCCATTCGCGCCTACGCGCGCCACCGAGGCGTGTCGCACGTGGCCGTCAAGAAGGCCATCGACACCGGGCGCATCAGCCAGCTGCCGGACGGCACCATCGATCCGGTGGTGGCCGATGCCCAGTGGGCGGCCAACACCACGCCGACCCGGCGGTCGGTGGCAGATGTCGCCAGTGACAAACCGGCCCCGCAGGTTTCCGCGCCTGTCCGCGAGATTCCGCAGGCTTCCGCAGCAACGCCTACGCGCCTGCAACGGGAAGCGCCAGAAGTCCCGACACCAGCCCTGTCGAGTGGCGGCACGTCACTCCTGCAAGCCCGCACCGTCAACGAGGTGGTCAAGGCGCAAACGAACAAAGTGCGCCTGGCCAGATTGAAGGGCGAACTGGTCGATCGCTCACAGGCCGTGGCCCATGTGTTCAAGCTGGCCCGTGCCGAGCGCGATGCCTGGCTCAACTGGCCAGCACGCATCTCGTCGCAGATGGCCGCTGGGCTGGGCGTCGATGCGCACGCCTTGCACGTGGCGCTGGACGCTGCTGTGCGTCAGCAACTGCAGGACCTGGGCGACTTGCAGGCCAAGGTAGATTGATCATGGACGATCTTTATTACGAAGGCTGGGACGCCATCGAGCGTGCCTGGCGTGAAGGCCTCACCCCCGATCCGCTGCTAACAGTATCCGAATGGGCCGACAAGCACCGGGTGCTCTCCAGCAAGGCTGCCTCCGAGCCGGGCCGCTGGCGCACCAGCCGAACACCTTACCTGCGCGAGATCATGGATTGCTTGTCACCCATGTCACCGATTGAGCGGGTGGTGTTCATGAAGGGCGCGCAGGTCGGTGGCACGGAGCTGGGCCTGAACTGGGTGGGTTATGTGATCCACCACGCTCCGGGCCCGATGATGGCGGTGTGGCCCACGGTCGAGATGGCCAAGCGGGCCTCCAAGCAGCGCATTGACGCGCTGATCGAGGAAAGCCCCGCCATCCAGGAGCGGATTGCTCCGGCGCGCAGCCGCGACTCGGGCAATACGATTCTCGCCAAGGAGTTCCACGGTGGCGTGCTGGTGATGACCGGTGCCAACAGCGCGGTGGGCTTGCGTTCCATGCCGGTGCGCTACCTGTTCCTCGATGAGGTCGATGGCTACCCGTTGGATGTGGAAGGTGAAGGCGATGCGATCTCTCTGGCTGAGGCGCGCACCCGCACCTTTGCTCGGCGTAAGATCCTGATCGTCTCGACCCCGACGATTGCCGGCGCCAGTGCGGTGGAGCGGGAGTTCGAGACATCGGACCAGCGCCGCTACTTCGTGCCGTGCCCGCATTGCGACCACCGCCAGTGGCTGCGGTTTGAGCAGCTTCGCCGGGAGCGTGGCCAGCCAGAAACGGCCGCCTACATCTGCGAGTCCTGCAGCCAGCCGATTGCCGAGCATCACAAGACTTGGATGCTGGACAACGGCCAGTGGCAGGCGTGTGCGCCAGAACAAGCTGGGCGCACGGCCGGGTTTCACCTCTCTAGCCTGTACAGCCCGGTGGGCTGGCGCAGCTGGATCGAGATCGCCCGGGCCTGGGAGTCGGCCGCGATGTCCGATTCCCGCTCGGCCTCGGCCATCAAAACCTTCAAGAACACCGAACTGGGTGAGACCTGGGTCGAGGAAGGCGAAGCCCCGGATTGGCAACGCCTGCTGGAGCGCCGGGAGGACTACCGCATCGGCACCGTGCCCGCGGGTGGTTTGCTACTCACTGCCGGTGCCGACGTACAGAAGGACCGCATCGAAGCCTCGGTCTGGTCCTTCGGGCGGGGCAAGGCCGCCTGGTTGGTTGAGCACCGGATCCTGATGGGCGACACGGCGCGAACCGAAGTTTGGTCAGCATTGGCGAAGCTCATGAGCGAGACCTGGACCCACAGCAGTGGTTGCCAGCTTAGCCTGGCGCGCCTGGCACTGGACACCGGCTACGCCACACAAGAGGCCTATGCATTCGTGCGCGGTGTACGGGATACCCGGCTCATGCCGATCAAGGGCATTGCTGGGGGTGCGGCGCTGATCGGCACGCCCACGGCGGTGGATGCCACCGCCAGCGGCAAGAAGCTGCGCCGGGGCATCAAGGTGTTTCCGGTGGCCGTCAGCATCGCCAAGCTGGAGTTCTACAACAACCTGCGCAAAAGCGCCGAGGTGGCCGAAGACGGCATCACGCCGATCTACCCGGCTGGCTTTGTGCACCTGCCCAAGGTCGATGCTGAATACCTGCAACAGCTCTGTGCCGAGCAGTTGATCACCCGACGCGACCGCAACGGCTTTGCCCACCGCGAGTGGCAAAAGATGCGAGAACGCAACGAGGCGCTGGACTGCTACGTCTACGCCCGGGCGGCCGCCGCAGCTGCTGGCCTGGACCGGTTCGAAGACCGCCACTGGCAAGAACTCGAAAAACAACTCGGCGTTGGCCCTCCGCTCAACGCCCAACAAATCACAACCCCCGAGGCCACCCAAGAACAGAAGTTCGACGGTGGCCTCAGCACTTCTGGGAGCTCGCCAGCGCCCGCTCGGCGCGTGGTGCGCAGCAAATGGATGAATTGAGGATGACGTGAACACGACCTACACACCAGAACACCTGCAGGCCTTGCGCGAAGCACTGGCCAGCGGCGAACACCGCGTGACCTACGAGGGCAAAAGCATCGAGTACCGCAGCGTGGCCGATTTGAAGGCCGCGATTGCCGAGGTCGAAGCCACCATGGCCCGTGAATCCGGCGCACCCAAATCGCGCCAGATCCGTGTGACCACGAGCAAGGCACTCTGATGGCCTGGCTCAAAAATCTGCGGCGCCGCATGTTCGGTGGCACGCCCGTCTACGACGGTACTGGCGGTGGTCGGCGCGCCCTGGCCTGGATGCCCAGCAACCCGGGTGCGGTCGCCGCTCTGTCGCTGGCCCAAGACGAACTGCGCGCCAAAAGCCGAGATCTGGTTCGGCGCAATGCCTGGGCCGCCGCTGGCATCGAAGCCTTCGTGGCCAATGCCATCGGCACGGGCATCAAGCCGCAGAGCATGGTGCAGGACCAGGCCACGCGCGAGGCGATCCACAGCCTGTGGTGGGACTGGTGTGAACAGGCCGATGCGGCAGGACTGACCGACTTCTACGGTCTGCAGGCACTGGCCACTCGCGCCATGCTCGAAGGCGGTGAAGCCCTGGTGCGACTGCGCTACCGCCGTACCGAAGATGGTCTGCCGGTGGCGCTGCAGATCCAGGTGCTGGAAGCCGAGCACCTGCCAACCACCATGAACCGGGATCTGCCTGGTGGCAATGTCGTTCGCGCAGGCATCGAGTTCGACCGGCTGGGTCGCCGGGTGGCTTACCACCTGTATCGCTCGCACCCCAATGATGGACTGTTGGCCCCGATGTCCAGCAATGCTGGCGGTGGTGGCATGGAGACTGTGCGAATCGACGCCAGTGAAGTGATCCACCTGTTCCGGCCGCTGCGCCCCGGTCAGATCCGGGGCGAGCCTTGGCTGACCCGGGCGCTGGTCAAACTCAACGAGCTGGATCAGTACGACGATGCGGAGTTGGTGAGAAAGAAGACGGCGGCCATGTTTGCAGGCTTCATCACCCGCATGGCCCCAGAAGACAACCTGATGGGCGAGTCGGCAGCGGACGCCAACGGTGTGGCGCTCGCGGGCATGGAGCCCGGTACGCTGCAGATCCTGGAGCCAGGCGAAGACATCAAGTTCTCGGCACCGGCTGATGTCGGTAGTTCCTACGCTGAATTCATGCGTCAGCAGTTCCGGGCGGTGGCCGCTGCCATGGGCATCACCTACGAGATGCTCACGGGTGACCTGACGCAGGTGAACTATTCATCCATCCGGGCGGGTCTGCTGGAGTTCCGCCGCCGCTGTGAAGCCCTGCAGCACGGTGTGATCGTGCACCAGTTGTGTCGCCCGATCTGGCGCGCCTGGATGGACCAGGCGGTGTTGGAAGGTGCACTGGATTTGCCCGGCTACCGCAAAGACCGCCGCGCCTATCAAGCCGCCAAGTGGATCCCGCAGGGCTGGAGCTGGGTCGATCCGCAAAAGGAATTCAACGCCATGAAGTTGGCGATCCGCGCGGGGCTCATGAGTCGGTCGGAAGCCATCTCGGGCAATGGTTACGACGCCGAAGACGTGGATCGCGAAATCGCAGCCGACAACGCCCGGGCCGATGCGCTGGGCTTGGTCTTTGACTCCGATGCTCGTCATGACCAGGTAGCCGCTGCGCCACCCCCCGAATCCCCAGACGCGCAGCCCACAGATCCGCAGTCCAGTGACCCAGAGGCCGCGTCACCCAACAACCAGGACCCCCAACCATGACTTACCTTGCCTCCCGCCTGTTCGGGACGCCCCTGCTGATTCACCGGCCCAAGCTG